TGGAGCAATCCAATTATCAAGTCTATTCACCTACCTGTTTACCTACACAACGGGTCGTAAAATAATCAGGCAGAATCTTGTTAAACTTGACTAGAGAGCTACGGAAGGTTAACTCCTTCCGCTTATCATCTAGCCAAGTCGGACCTGGAATCAGCGTACTAGCACCTAATGGTGGTAAACCATTAGGCCAAGCTTTAGTGCAATAAGAAATCCAACCGGATCCAAGTAATACCTCAGGATTGATAAGTCGTTTATCATCTCTAAGGTACCGCACCGGATAATTTTCACTATTATCCGTTGCAATCTGAAGGAAAGGCGAAGCGCCTTTCTTACCAGATGAACCTGGATCACTATACGCAAAAGCATGGGTACTATCTCTGACGGTATTCAACCGGCAGAAGTACTTGATCTGTTGCGCATAGACAAATTGTAGGAAAATCCACATGTCTTCCCTAGGTTGCAAGTCTAGGGACGACGGTGGACTTGACGGTGACAACGCGGCAAGTAACACCAAGTTGCGCCATCTACCCGGGGTTAACCCAGATAGACGTTGCATAGTGAGAGAGAGATTAATCCTCTCACACTCAGCAATTACTGCCAATGTGTTCGATACCAAAGTGTTTTTATTAAACCGCAATAAGGCAAGAGGGAAAGGTGTCAAATCTTCCCCTTGGCAAAATAAGGATTTTGCAAATTCTGCCACTCCTCTTGCGATGTAAGTTTTCTCTGGAGAGAAATCCATGCCTAAGCACTTTATTAACTCCAAATACTTTTCAGCTACACCAAAACCGCGTAAAGTTAGGTCATCACCTAACACGCAATATGGTGCATTACCAAGATTACGAAAACCTTGAGCTGCAAAAGACAGTCTTACGAGATAGTGATGCGAGATCGCCATTACTGGCCAACTCGATAACAATCCCATGGGCTGTCCCACTTTGTACCTCACACACTTACGAGTACTTTGGTCTAAATAGACAAAGTCTCGCTTCGTTGTGACCCACCACCATGCTAACGCTTGTAAAGGCGTTAGTATGCGCGTACAGATGAGTACCCATACTTGGAATAGTACAGGCATTCGATCTGTAGCGGCTGTTAAATCAATGGATGCTAAAGGGTCATTGACCCTAGACATCTTCCTGATATAACAACGTGATCGATCTTGATCAAAGGTGCCGTCTTGTTTAAGACGCCTCAAAATGAGGTTACACCTTTGATGTACCGTATGTAGTAAACTCTGCGATAGGATGTCTCCTATTGCAACCACCCTCGTCTTACCTCCCTTATCGCTAAGGAAGATAAGCCTTGAATGGATAGAGTCTACTTCACCTTTGGTCATAGAGTCGACAAAGGCGTCCGTTAGAGCCTTGACTGTCTCCCGCTTGTTATCATACGGGAGAGCCCAAAACAGGATAGACAATCCTGTCAAGAGCCAGCTGTTGCTCAGACTTCTTAAATCATTCAAATATTGGGTGTAAGCAAGAGGACCGTTAGGGCCTGTTGCACCACTTATGTGCCATTTGAATTTGGCACTCCAATTTTGATCAACTAAGGATCTGAATGAGTTATTAACTTGCTTAAGGTTACTTAAATATCTCCATCTAAGTAAACCCGTCAGCCGTCCTTTAAATCTACTTGTAATCGTAGATACGTCTACAACAGGGTCCGCATACATTAAGCGGAATGATGAGAAGACGCTGACCCAGTATATTTTACTCTGTGTATTTCCTACACGAAGTAACGCCTTATCAATGAGGCGCTTATACCGGTTACTTAAAGAAACTGATTCGAGAGGGGTCCCCATCAATTGTCTAACGAAGTAATTAGACATCGCTTTAGCTCTTTTAAGGCCATGCACTCCTTCGCAGGTGTGCCACCTATAAATTGCTTTAACGATCTTGATGGCAAGATCCAAATCTTCCCTGTTCTCAGGGTCAGAGTGATAAAATAGAACATGAAGCTTGTTTACTATATGTAACAATTCTTTTTGTTTTATACTTTTTCTATCCATTTTAAAGGTTAGTGAAAGTAATCGCTTTCCCTATGCAGAGCAGTGAGGAGCCACAATTGTCTTAGGTTTCTTACTGGATTCACTACGTCCAATAGTGGAGTCCAACACCGAAATGTTGAGCACAGCTAACTTGACAGGTTAACTAGAGGTCTTTCGAC